ATTACCAGTAGACAAGCCAAAAGTGGCTAGTGCACCAGTAAACACACTTGCCACGAACGTGATATCGGAGTTACCAGCTTTCTTTATCATAGGTAATTCTATGTAATTCATTGTTATTATAAACCCAGACCAAACAACTACGCCAAGTCTGACGAATGTTCCGAGAATCTGGATTTGGTGTTCTTGATCCACGGCAGCATCTTTCAGCTTTCCGAGGAGTCCTTTTTTTTCTTCCGGTTTTCCTTCCATTTGTTGACCTTAGCTTGTAATTGCTTTTGGACTTTCTTTTTAATTGGTTCAAATAAGGTTTGTGTAACAGAGGTGGTTGCCACTGCCACTACAGCTGTTGTTACAGCCGTTACCACTACCGCTGTTTCCGGTACTGGCATCTGTATATCTAATACAGGAATCTTTAAACTTGGTGGTTCTGGCTCCTCAGTTGTAGGTTCCGCCTCAGTGTCCTTAGGACGCTCCAAATCGGCTGGAGGGATCACCATAGGTTTATAGGACGGAACGTTCGCTGTAGGCGGTTTAAAGTACAGCTGAGGGATATCTAATGCCTTAGGTAGGTCGGCACTAGGTATTTTTATCATCCTATTGCTGTGATTCCAATACAGGGTCTATGGAATGTAAAAGTCTGACCTCCATCCCAATGGTAAGTATTATGTAATCTTGATTGGTTACTACTACCATATTCTCTTCCTTGCATTTTAAGAGTTTTAGATGAGCTCCAAGAAGCTTGTCTACCTGTAGCTGTTACTGCAGAACCACCTATATTTATTCCCCATTTAAAATTAATTAAAAGTTGAGCCTTTGAAGCAGTAAAAGTACCTCTAGCATCTGTAACTTCATCACTATCTATAAAGAATTTGAAATGTGTAATAGGATCGGTATCACCTCTGGAATGCGTATAGCTAAATTCATAAATAACTTGAGTTGTTCCAGATGGAGGAGTATAAGCTATTGAAGAACCTGTTATATCTTGATAAGAGGTAGTCATGATTAGCTCATCATCTTCATCTTCTACAGTTACATTACCAGCCGATGTTGCTATGACTGATCCATCACAAGGCGTATAGAACTGTTCTAGTATTTGTCTTCCTAATGCAGGTTTCTTAGCATAAGTAATACCGCCATCACTAGCTAACACTAAGTTAGCTGTACCTGAATTACTACCGTGGGTAATATTTGTTGTTTTAACTGTACTCATAGTTATGAAATTCCTAATAATCTGAAGCCTTGCCACCAAGTATGGTTCATATCAGCTTCTACATCTTGGCTATTTCCAGCATCAACTTGTCTTATTCTTACTTCTACTACATCTGCAGCGTCTAAATCAACGACACAAGATATTGGCCAAGTACTATTCCAACCTGTTTGACCAGGTAATAGAACTCTATGTAGTTCTGTAAGTGCTCCTCCATCAGGTGTTTTACTTATAGCAATAAGTCCAAAAGAAGAAGCTGGATCATCTAATGACCAAGCAGCATTGATTTGGTATTTACCACCTTTTCCTGCTGGTACAGTAAATTTACCTGTTGATGTATCATAAGCAGAATCTGTATCCCATAATTCTGTATCACAAACAAGAGTGTACCAAGTTCCAGATGTTAAATTATTCAAAGCTGTTGACATATGAGCACCCCAAGAAGGAGTGTTATCTAAAGTTACCCAGCTTAAAGTTCCTGATCCATTGGTTTGCAAGACTTGTCCTGCATCTCCATCATTTACTGGAAGAGTTAATGCTACATCTGCTCCACCTGTTGTACTAGCAGGAGCATCTATTGATACGCTCCCTGATGAGGAACCGTTTAGTTTTAATGTCATGCTACTACCTCCATTACTGTAATCCAACTGACACCTCTTTCAATGCCAGTATCATCTGAATCTGCATCAGTTCTATTATAAAACCAATCTTGATCAGCTGTATAACACCTAACTTGTACTGTATAAGTAACCGCACTTGTTGTACTAGGTGCATCAAGATAGTTAGAAATTTGACCTGCTGAAGGAGTAGAAGAATGATCTCCACCATAATAAGTTTCAGGAAGCATTGTTAAAGCCTGAATCCTATTACTTGCAGCTGGTGCAGTAATAGAAGTCGTTGCTCCACCACTTATAGCTCTTTTAACCTGAAAACTGGTTAAATGTTCATTTGTTTCTGATTCACCAAATGCATGGAAAGTTAATAATATTTTATTAGTATTAGTCTTTGGAGTAATACTTACATTAAGATTAGGTATATCATAATACTGATTAGCTGTAGAAAGGTTTAATGTTCCAGTTGTACTGGTTGTAGTATTTTGAACCTGTACTATTGCTCCATTACCTAAAGTTGTTGTTGCTATTCCTTCTGCAGGAGTTGTTATACCCGAACTCCCACTAATTGTTATTGCCATAATTTATACGATTGTCCAGGTTTCTCCATCACCTATAGTAACCGTGACACTATCATTAATAGTAATCGGTCCTGCAGACATGGCGTTTTGATTATTTGTAATTGTATAATTTCCTGTTACTGTTTGCCCATTTTCCCAGAATATCTTATCTGATCCTGTACCTTGAGCACCAGCAGCTACTTCACCCCATGATATATCTGTACCATCAGATTTTAATACGTAGTTTGCTGAACCAATTGTCAAAGCTGTAGGATCTCCAGAAGCATTACCATAAATGATCTTACCTCTAGCAAGTCCTGCCATCTTAGCCAGGGTTACTTGGTTATCAGCTATATGAGCTTCATCTATAGATCCATCATTATAGTGTTCTGAATCTATAGAATCATCAGCTAATTTAGTCTCATCTATAACATCTGCTCCTAAAGCAGTTGCAGCAAGACCTTTGATTGTTGTTAATGAATTTGCCATAATTTAAGTTTTAATAATCCAGTTTACATTAACGTTTCTTGGTCGTGTTTCGTTACCACCACTAGCTCCAGTAAACCAGTTACCAAAAGCTCTACCGTAACTACCTGGTGATGCTGCACCACTACCTCCAGAGTCTCCATTACTGTGACTATGAGAAGCATACATATGACCCTGTTTTGATCCTACTACATCTCCTCCAGTACCATCTCCTCTATCAGTTCTAGATGATCTATCTGGGTCTACTGATCTACCACCGTCTGTACCTCTTAGGAATTCACCACGATAATCTGGTAAATTGAAAGTTGAACTTCCATCACCAGCACCGTAATCATCAGATATTACACCAAATAATCCTGAATAAGTACTTCTACTTACAGCTGATCCATCACAAATAAGCCATCCAGTTGGAGCACTAGCTGTAGTCCAAGCTATAACAGCACCAGCTGGTACTGCAGTTATACCTGTTAAAGCAGAACCGTCACCTGTAAAACTAGTAGCTCCTAATGCACCAGTGTTAGAGTTAAAGGTTAAATTAGAACCACTCTTAGGTTCTAAATCACCTGTAGCTGCTGTTACAAATAATGGGAAACATGTAGTATCACTAGATTCATCTGCAACTGTTATATCAGTTGGGGTACTAACTACAAAGTCTATATTACCATCAGTATCATCATAACTTACTGAAATACCAGTTTCTGTACCATCAAGCATACCTCCTACAATATCTTCTACTGCTTCAGCTGTTAATTGAGTATTAGTATCTGTAGGTACTGCCCATTCCATACCATTAGAGGTATAAGCTAGGAATTTATCAGTTCCACTAGGAGCATTATGTATATCTAATTTAACTTCAGCTATTGAATCGTCTGCTAACTTACTACCTACAATAGCTGCTGAAGCATTAACATCAACATTTAATATTGCTCCATTTACTATCTTAGCAGATGTAACTGTATCATCTCCTGGTGTAGGAATACTTACAGCTGAACCTACTTGTATAATAAAGACATCAGCACTAGAAGGTACTCCAGCACAGAAGTTAATAGTATCAGCATCAGCCATTACAAATCCATCTAAACCTGATCGATTTGTTCCTGGGTTAGGTTTCTGTATAACACCATTAACACTAACAATCAATTGAGCTGCACTAGTTACACTAGCAGCAGATCCACTTGTAGATGTTTCCTTTAGATCAAATGCAAAGTTACTACCATTTAAAGTAGCAGCATCTGTCGTACCAGGATTACACATCACAAGATACTTAAACTCACCTGTTGATGTAACTTCACCCCATGATGATCCGTCATAGACTTTCATCTTAGAAGCACTAGTGTCAAATACTAAATCACCTTGATCATTATTAGATCCAGGTTCTCCAGCATTTACACGATATCTATTGTTAAAGTCGTCTATATCTTGACTGAGCCGTTCTACATCTGAATCTTTAGCTAATAATCTATGGAAAGTATAGTTAGTTCCAGACCCAGAGTATGCACATAATAGACCAATACCTGCGCCTATTGTTTTACCTTGTAAAGCATCTGGAGCTGCTTGAATTGTTATAGCTGTACCATCTACTTCTGTACAATTACCAGCAGTTGTGTCAGGTGTACTTGAGGAATCAAATACTACACCACTTGCATCTAAAATACTAATTACAACACCAGCTGCTGGAGGAGTATTTGGAAAACTAGTTCTATTAGCAATTACTTCAAAGCCACCAAATGGTTCTAATTGTGCTGCTACATAATCTACAACAGCTCCTGATGTAGGAATATGTGAGTCACTATCTGAGATAGTTGTCTGCTCACAACCTATCATTCCTATTTCAACTGCATCATTTGCAATCGTTACTGCTCCATCATTAGCTAAAGTTACATCACCCGATACCGCTACAGCAGTAGGTACATTAGAACCGTTACCAACAAGGATCCGTCCATCTGTAACATTAGCTAATTTACTATGAGCAATACCAGCGGATGCATTAATATCATCGTTTACAATCGCTCCATTAGCTATTTTAGCTGAATTAACTGCTCCAGTTGCAATAGTTAATGAAGTAGCTCCAGTGACATCACCTGTATGTGTTGCATTAGTAGTTTTAGCTGTGTTAGCTGCTATCTCTGAGTTTATTGAGTTAGCTAATTTATCAGCTGTAATTGCATCATCAGCTACCATACCAGTTGCTACACTACCTGTATCTCCAGTCGTTACAACTGTTCCTGTTACGTTAGGAAGAGTAATTGTACGATCAGCAGAAGGATCAGCAACCGTAAGAGTGGTCTCATAAGCATTATCTGTTGCTCCTTCAAATTTAATATTAGCATTCTGACCCATTTCAAGGTCACCAGTCATTGTACCACCAGTATTTGATAAACTATTATCATCATACTCTATAGCTAAACGAAGTAATTGAGTTTGATTCTCATTTAAATCACTTGCTGTAATAGCAGATCCAGCTGTAAATGTAGCTCTAGCAGTAGGTGCTCCTGGGTCTGTATTAGGACGTAAAACAATAGAACCACTAGATAAATCAGCACCACCAATATGTACGGTTTTGGCTGTTGTATTTACTGTGTATTCACGAGGGTTGGCGGATTCATTTATAGTACCACTTTGATATGTCAAAGCAGTACCGTCTAATTCAACTATAACTTCACTACCTTTAAATACATCAAAATTACCAGAGTAAGAGTATGTATTGGCTGTACCAGTATTAGCTGAATATGCTTTTGTAATTTTTGCGTGTGCCATTATTTGTTCTTAAGGTTTAGTGCTTCGTCAAGACCTTCTTGATCTTGTCTTGCAGCCGCACTGGTAGCTTGATGTTTCAAGAGTTCTTGTTGTCTAATTAAATGATATCCAGTTACATCACCCTCTACACGATTGATAGCTCGTCTTAAAGCTACATCTATTTGATGATTTACTCTACCCCATTCAGGGAAATCAGCTGAGGAGTAACCTTTTCTTCGTAAGTAATGGTTAATTGCTACATATCCTTTAATAGTTTGTTTTGTTTCAGGATCTGTATATACCATATGTCCAGCTTCTTCGTATATATCTTTTAATCTTCTATGGAAATAACCATCATCACCTAATAACTTCCTTAACTCAGCTTTTTGTTGAGATGTATATGGAACACCACCGTCAGATACATTAAAATGTGGCATCATATCATATTCTATATCAATTAAGAATTGACTTAATGGATGAGGGTTATCATCTCCCCCAAACCCAAAGATATTTTTTCTAGCATTTCCCCAGAATCCTCTATCTTTTTTAACAGGTTCACCAGTTACAAAACTAACTATTGGTCCTAATGCTCCTTCAGGATCAACTAAATCCAAATAATTATTCCTATTCCTTATCATCTCTCCGATATCATCATTAGATACTTCTCTTAACATTCCAAACATATTCTTACCTAATTCATTTCTGAAATTAGATAAAGGGAATAAAGCATTAGTCATCTGAGCAACCCATCTTTTACCTTGAGTCTCATTACCACTTATTACAGCGAATAAAGGTTCTATATCACCTAATAAGGATCTATCTGTAAGACTAGCACCTAAAATAAATGCCATCTTTTTCATATGTGTCTCAAATGTTGCAGTGTTAATTGAACTAAAGTTATCCAATACATCAGTTGTTAAAGCAAGCCAATCTCCTAATGGTCCAAGGTGTTCATAAGAATGCCATTTACCATCTAAACCTTGATAAGTCTTTTTCACCCAACCTTCACTTAATCTAACTTTCTGTACTTGTGGATCCCAATGACCATTACCTCTTATACGACCTTGTGTACCTAAGATTAAAGCTCCAAACACTGCTAAATTACCAGCTGCAACTCTACCTCTTACTTTATTTCTAAGATGCTTTAGTTTAGCTATCGGATCACCAGACATATCCATACCACGTTTAGCTAGGATTTTTGGTAAATCTCCAGATTCTACAATTTCAGCAACACTTTTTCTTCCAAATGGACCTAATAATTCAGCATAGTCACCAGCAAAATCAGTACCAATCTTAACTCTACTTGGATTACCATACTTACCGAATATCTCAAGAGCATTAGCTTGGGTTGTAGGGAACCAGAATATAGATCTAAGGATTGGATATTCCTTAAGAATTGGGTTTAAACGTTTAACTAATGGTGTATCTAAGTTAAGACCTATTTCTCTTCTTGCATATTCTACACTGTCTTGTCTAATAAGACCATCTGCATCCCAATTCTTTTGATATATTTCTTTCCATAATTCTTGGAATTCTTCAGCACCCCATTTTCCATCAGGATATTTCCTCATTAAAGTATCAAAAGCTAACCCTTTATCTTGTGCAACTTTCTGTGTAGCTTCTGTAAAGCCATCTAAAGCTGTCATAGCATTAGGACCAAACCTTAATACAGGATCTTCAGCAAGTGCTTGAAGTTCATTATATATAGATAATATAGATTTAGGACCATATTCTCCTTTCTTTGCAGCAGCTGATGCTACTTCGTTAGCAAATGCTTCACTTTGTAATCTTTCTAGTTTAATATCTGCTCTAAATATATTACTAAGATCTCCTGGGTCTGTAGATGCTTTTCTAAAGATTTTACCCATATAATTAAAGCCATTCTGAAATGTATCAGAGAAGCCAAAATACATATGAGCTGCTCTTCTCATCTGAACAGCATCACCAGATCTTAAAGCACCATACATTACTGTAACAGGTTCTGATATAAAACCACCGAAGTTACCGTATAAAGCTTTTACAGGAGTACCTAATGCTGATAATATAGAGTTAAATACATTAGTCATTAAAGCTTTATTAACTAATGAAGGTATTTTATAATTTTTATCTATAACAGCTTTAGAGTAAGTACCAAGGGTATTCTCTATATATTTATTCAAAGCTTTTATTGTTTGAACATTACCATCTGATAATTCATAAGCTAATCTTAGAGATTCAGCAAACTCTGGATTATATAATTGAATGTTATGTAGAGTTTCTCTGAATTTTTGTGCTTTAGGTATTATTTCAGATAGTTTAGAATCAAAATTATTTGATAGTTCTCCAATATATTTATGAGCATTTTTAGGATCAGATGTCATCGCAGCTAATAAATTCTGACGACCTCTGAAATTAAAATCTGAGATAGCAGATTCTATTTCAAATAATTCTAAACGATCTAGAATCTGTTCATGTGCTCTACCTACAGCAGGAGTACCTTTCATATATCTAGCACCTTCAGCTATATCAGATATTTGACCTGCTTCAGATGTTAGAAAATAAGCTGTTGCTTTTTGATGGGTAATATCAGACCAATCTTCTAATAGATTCTTAGATGCTTTATTAACAGCATTATATCCTACTGGGTTTAATTTCTTAACACCATCTACTGTTTCTTTAAAACTATTCAGTATAGTATTTAGTTGACCTCTAGGTAATGTCGGATCAGAAATAATTTCAGCTAGTATAGTACCTTCTCGGTTAATCTCATTCCAAGTTAATTTACCGAATTTACCTGAAACTGAATATGGTCCTGCCTTAAGTAAATCATTTCTCAACTTCCTTAGTATTGTACGTTTTCTTATAGCATCCTCTCCAGCACCTGCTTTACGAGTAGCTTCATCAAGCATGTTACTCAATCTGCCATTGGTAGTGCCTTTGTTTAATGAAATTCGAGCTTGATCGGCTGCTGCTCCTACTATATTATCTGAATCTTTAACACGAATACCTGTTTTCAATTCATCAGATATATTATGTACACCTATTGTTGGTTTAGTCAGTTCGTCAGTTTTAGTTGACCAATAATTAGTTAGTGCATCTACATCTCGTTGGTATTTAGCGTCACTTCTTTTAAAAGTATCTAAAACAACATCGGTATCAAATACTTGGTTATCAAGTGGATCAAGTATTAATTCATCTAAACCTTTCTGATTACCAGATTCTGATAGATAATTAGCAACTCTCTTTGTACTTCTACCAGCTCTAAATAATCTTACAAATGCTTCTGCAACTTCAGTATAAAAACCTAACCTAACTCCTTCTAGTACATTAGCTCTATGTTTCTCATCTGGATCCAATTTATCTGAAGTCCAATTCTCAGGGATTAGATTATGTCCCCACCATTTACCACGTTTCCAAGATGTAGCTAAAGTATCATTAGTTTTATTAGTTTCTACAGTCGCATCCACAAAAGCACCGACACCTAAATCTAAACCAGTTTTAGCTAATCTAGCAAATATTGGATTATTACCTAATCTTTGCATCCATATAGGAGCCATTTTAGCACCATGTATTTTCAAACTACCTGCAACAGCTTTCTCTCTTAAAATGAAAAATGGGACTAAAATAGAACTTATTTCTCTAAGAGCTGTAGCACCTTCTTGTTCAAATTCTGGTAATTTAGGTATATTGACACCAGGAGTTAAATTCATCGCATCAATACCAAAATCAATTGCACCTACAGCTGGTGCTCGCATCATTTCATTATTATATAAGACGCTTCTATTAGCTAAAGTACTTCTAATGGTAGGTTTACGTGCTTCCATTTCTTTACTATACTGATCCCATGTCTGACCGTAGTACTTAAGAGCCCAATTATTTAATGCAGAATCTCTTTCTGGACCTTCTGGAAGTTTTTTAATTTGACGTTTTTCTTTATAATGTTGGACACGTGCTTGACGTGTATCTAAACTTACTCTTTCTGGTGCCTGAGAAGGAACAATTGGAGTGACGGTTGAAGCTGACGTATCAACGTTCTCACCACTAAAATCTGTAATAGCTTCTCCTGAATCAGTTTCGTAAGGATTAACATTAGGCATGCCCTCGTAAGGATTTCCCATAGTTTTATTCAGTGATAGTGTTATCTATATTAAATTGTTCTAAAAATGGTTGTACCCATTCTAGTAATTCTGGAGGAATTTCAGAGATATCTCCATTCATTGCGTTTAACAATGCTATATCAACTCTTTGAATTAAATGATCTTTCTTATCCAATCCAGAGTCAGCCCAATTATCAAATATAGGATGGTTATATATACCTTTAACAAGTTTTCTACCTTGTTTTAAAGTTAAATCTTCTTTCTTAGGTTGCACTTCTGTCGGTACTTCTGTAGTATCTGTCGGTACTTCTATAGTATCAGTTGGTACTTTTGTAGTATAAGTAGGTACTTCTGTATTTGTTGTAAATGCTGGTCCTTCTGTATAATTAACTTGAGGCTCAAGTGCAAATGTCTGTTGGAATCCTGAGTATATAGCATTCTGATTATCTATATCGAATTGAGATCCTTGTAAAGCAGGTACTAATGGATAGGCTTTAAGATCTCCAGTTAAATCAAACAATTTTTCACCAATAATAGGGTTACTAAATAGAAGTTCTGATTTACCTTCAGGAGGCATATAAGCGAATTTCTCTAAAACTTCTGCTTGGCCATTTTCTGTAAAATCTAAATCGAAAGTTGGACTAAAAGAACTTAATACTGCTGCAGGGAAATTAACATTAACTTTATAGGAATAAGCATCACCATCCCCTAGAGATCCAAATAAACTTTCTGATATCTCTCCAAATTCTATATTACCAGTAGCTTGCTCATATGATTCTGTTGGATTTTCACTTCCTCTTGCAACCTCTGCTCCAACTTGAATATATCCATCTGTATCAGAACTGAATAATGCCTTACGAACTGCCCAATTAAGAGTATGTATGTTTTGTGAATCTCCTAATTCTTCCATAATCTCTTTACTTAGCTCTGGTTTCCCATATGCTTTTTGACGAGCATTCATTAATTCAACTAAAGATATACCTTCCTGTCTTGCTAAAAATATAGCTTCTGGAGGTATTGATCCATTTTCTTCTATATATCTATTGTAATCAACTCCATCTGGAAAAAACTTTTCTTCAAAAGCTAGTTGAATTTTTGGTCCAGGTTCATCACCTTCAGTGAAAGCTGCTGTCCTTTCTCCAAGAGCTAAAACTGCGCCACCACTATGATCTTTAATTTTCTGCTTTATTTCTGGAAAAAAAGTTGGATTACCGCTATTCATTATCTCCTTACTAGTTACATAAGCTTTATATCTGTCATCTCCGGTAATCTCTGTATCTCCTTTATAGGCTTTCATAAGATTAGGGAAGTTTCCATCATTATCCATCCAGAATACAGCTTTTCTTTTACTATTCCCCCAATGTTCTTTCCTATATGCTTCATCAGTTCCATTAAGTTGCTTCCATTCTGCTTCTGCTGATATTCTAGCTTTTTGTGGAGATTCTCCTTCTTTTAAATATTTTAAATAAAGTCCTAACTTATGATCAAAGGCAATTTGACCACTATCTGTAGAAGGTTTCCAACTAGGTAAACCCATTTCAGTTGTCATTTCACCTTTAAAACCAACAGCAAGAGCTTGAATAATATCTTCTGAAATGTTATTTTCTAAGAATACCTTTTCCTCATTAAGTATTTTCTGTATCGCAGGATGACTTGTAATCTCACTATGTTCGTTTGAAACAGCTTTAGTAATAAGCCTATTATTCTTGGACATTTTCACTAAAGCTTTAACTCTACTTTCAACTAATCCTGGAGCAATAGCTTTATTCTTTCTCCAATGATTATATATAGGAGTATAATCATAGTCTTGACCTTTATATTGACTATAAAGGACTGCTATTTCTTTATCAAGTTGTTCCTTAGTGAAAATTTCTTTATTAGTTATTCTATCTATAACATCTGTTCTATCTTCTGTAAACATTACTTGCTGCTGTGTTTGCACTTTCTCTGATTCCTTTCTAACACCTTTCATATAGCTTTGCATTAACTCTCCATTCACTCCAAAGTACTTGGGCCAAAGTTCATCAGCCGTCATATCTACACCATTAATATTAAATACTGCTTTATTTATCTGTTCTATCTGATTGAATTTTAAGCCTTTTGTTTCAGCTAAAATCTTCAATTGTTCTCTTACTTTTTTATGAGCTCCTGCATGACCATATTTTTTACCTTTCTCATTAACTCCCATAGCAACTGTTCTATACCATGAACCAAATGTTGCAGCTGAAGGGTTAGCTTTGAATGCCATATACATAGTCATCTGATCTTTAAATGACGATTCTATTGCAGCATTTGTTTCATACTGAGAAAACATCCCATCTTTACCTGTCTCATGCGCCATGATGGATTGGTAAAACCCTGATCCACCTTGTTCTGTAGATAAAGCTAGAAAAGCTTGGGAGTATCCACTAGATGTAACTTTATGTGTAGAGAAATATCTATTACGTAAATAATTATGAGCAGCCATTCTTTCACCTAAACTTGATGCTTCATTTATCTTGAAGCTTTTTGTTTGGCCATCAGCTGGATCAACCCAATCTATCATCTCATCGCTTTTCAACATCATGCTTCTCATTTCAGCAGGATATCTTTCAGCGAGGTGTCCTAAATGCAGTTTATGTAGAGCAGCTTCATAAGCACCACCTAGCTTATTAGCTTTCTCGATCATGTCATATGGTAGATCATGCATATTTGCAATTATACCATCTTCAAGATGACGATTTAGATTCTCTCCATTTAATAAATCTGCAGATGCAACCTTTGCATCATCAGAATCTAAATATTGCTGCATTTTCCACATCATAAAGTCAGAATGAGCTTGAGCTATTCTGTTCTCTTGATGTATAGCATGTAAACTATTAATTGCTGGGACAACTTTCTGAGGTATTAGATCAAATAATCTAGCAGTCTCTGTATGCTGTGCAGCTTCTAACCTACCTAGTTCAGTACTTGAAGCAGTTGAGCTGGATAAAGTTCTCCAGTTATTCGCTCTTAGCTCATTTATTTGTTTTGAAAAAGACATAATTTATCTATGGGATTGGTAATCCAGAATACTTTATAGTTTTAACCGGAGCTTGTAAAGCTGTATATCCATGTATGTTCTGTGCTTGGATTGGAAGGAACTTCTGCACGTTCTGTAGAGACCAAGCACTAGCTTCCTTGACTGGTGCGACAATATGCGATGGAATTGGTGCTATTCCTGCTGGAACATTTTGAACAAAGCCTGTATATGTTTTAGTTACACCTTCACCTGCTTTACCAAATATACTACCTAGTCCACCTGCTTTATGTATTTGGAAGGCACTGATACCAGATGTAACACCAGCTAAAGCAATGTTTAATAATGTACTTCCCATACTTGGCATAGCTTCTAATGGTTCCGGTTCTGGAGCAAATCCAGGAACTGGAGATCGCCATGTCTTATGCCATTCCACTCGTCGTTGTCTATTAGCATCATTCTCGAATATTTGTTTTTGCAAGAAGGCATCATCTGCTTTCTGCATAGTTTGTTGATAACGTTTAGTTATCTCGTATCCTGCTTTCCTTATAGGTTCTCCAGCTATACGCATTGCAGACACACCTGTCTGTTCTCTAGCTGACTCTGAACCAAGCATCTTCCGAAGGATCTCAAACTGATCGAATTTTTGTTGATCCCATAGTTGAGCAATTTGAGCATCTTGTTGTTGCCAACGATCAGCAGTTTGTTGAAATAGATTATCAAGATTGATCTCAGTTTGAGTTCTAGAATCTTTCCACTCAGCATTAGCTAGTAATACATCCCTATGGTATGCTTCAACAGCAAGTTTATAATTTCTAATTTTAGCTCTATTACGAGCACGAGCAGCTGCTTTTTGACTACCGTAACTGGCTAATGAACTACCAGCACTTAAGGCAAATGAGCCAGCTGAGAGGGGGTCGCACATTTACAAAACTCTATAAAGGTTAATTGGTTAGGACCATGTTTAAGTTCTCTCAAGAACTTGAATCCTAGAAATTGGAGTAATTTAAGATGAACGGTATTTCGTTTATCTACAATATTCCATAATAATTGTTCTTCTCTACTATCAACGAAGCGCTTTGCTTCTCTAGCGAAAGTAAATGGATACTCATGTATTGCGGGTGTACATAACATCCATATTGAACCATCCGGTTCTACCCCAGCCATACCAGCAGTCTTGCCGTTAGGCACTGTAAAATATACTGAGTTCTCATTACATACAGCGAGGGGTAAATGTAATAGAGGGAAATGTCCATGACCTTCGTAACATTCTCTATAGTCATCAGGACGTAAGTTAGAGGCTACCTCAACAGCAGCCTCCATTGTAATTGGATGGATATATTTAGACACGTTGGTAGAATTTAGGGTTATAGTCTCCTTCCCAAGTCATAGAATGGAGGGTAGCAGGAGCTGGGTGAGTTGAATTTAAATGTAAACTTAAGTTTATATTCTTATCATATACAGGGATAGTATGTATATGATCTGAAACTATAGTTGAAGCATTTGTATTATATACATCCCATTCAATTGATTCATATGATTTATTATAGTCTGGTCTACCCTTACGTTTAAGAGTAACGTCAATTAAACCTACAGGACCAAAGGAGAAATTAACTCTATGTATAGTCAGTGATCCACGGGTTTCTGATGATACTCTTTCACCAGCTGCTTGTTGTATATAGATAGTTGGTAACTCTACTTCATATTCATATAAATAACCTAAGACAATATCCTGTCCTGTCCAGTTACCGTCAAATTCTAGGTTACTACCAACAGTAGAAGCTAAAGCATACTTTCCTAAATTACTACCTGCGGTATTACAATAAACAGCTAATTGACCAGCATTATCATATCCAGTTGGTTTAGTAAATCCAGTCCTATTGGTTGTTGAAGAATATCCTAACGCACCTGAACCAATATTTAGCTTAGTATCTAAATGTACAATGTGCTCATCAGGGGCAGTTCCTATAACTTCAGTATCTGAAGCTACTTTTATATCAATAGTTTGTAGAGTATAAGTACTACCATTTTTTAAAACAACATGATATAAGTCATCCATCATAGTATGATAGGTAACTGTACCAGGGAAGACCCATCTAGTCCAAGCTGATTGTATTCTGTTCTGACCTTGATTATAGAACTTATAACCCCATACTTCATTCTTATCTTCTGAAGCAAATAAAACTAATGAGTTTTCAGTTGATTCAGCTATTAGAGTTATATCATCTGGGAATAGCTTAGATATAGGTTTAGTTTGTTCTAATACTTGAGGTTCTCCATTCCTAACAATAGCAGCCATCTCATGGAATCTAGTTCGTTTAGCTGTACTATTTAACCAACCTGCAGTTGTACCTAAACTGAATGGATTTGTCTTTTCATTAAAAGCATAGGATGATAAAAATGCAATCATTGCAGTCTCAGGGGTTAACTGAGATTCATCTGTTTTAAGTAAGAATTGCTGAGAAGCGCTGAATATAAGTAGTCCAGCATTAACTTCAATTGCATCGAATAATTCAGTGGGGTATAATGAGCTAGATTGTAAATCAATAGGGTCAGCATTAGCTATCGTGAAAGCAGTTTTTGCCCAGAAATTATGGAAGTCATTTGTTCTAGATAATATAACATTCTCCTCACTTAATAAACCTATACGGTTTCTATAGAAGAATATCTTATTAATCTTATTATCAACAAAAGATGGTTTAGGGTTTGTAATATCATCCCCTACATCTCTATCATCCCATGGTGGGTATTCAAATCTAAATGCTCCATTAGCATGAGAAGTTGCACCAGCACCATTTATAGAAAATGTACCAGGTAAAACCCTAGTCATTTTTATTGGCATAGTATCTACATCAAACTTTATCTCTAAGTTTGGACCAGCACATTCTTCCCAGACACCTTCTCCAAAACGATTAGGAGTTATATCAATATAGGCTGAGAATTTTTGGCTATTATTTCCAGTGCCTGTTAAATTTATTGCAGTACCTGCAGTAGCTAAGGCAGATGTAGTAGCTAATTTAAATGTATTTGCATCTATAGCAATACAATAATATTTTGTATCATCTGTTAATCCAGCTAATGTTGTACCGCCACCGTTACTATAGTGAACAGCATCGCCAGTTGAGAAGCCATGAGTTGTCAACGTAATGACGTCAGTACCTACATTAACACCAGTTGTAGCTACAGTTCCTCCTATATTTGTTGGGACTGATTGTTTGAAAGTTAAAGTATTAGCATCAGCTACAGTATCAATCTCATACCAACCATCAGTAGCCCCACCACTTGTAAAATCTGCTATAAGGCTATCGTTTATATTTAAACCATGATTAGTTTTAGTAACTGTAACAATACCGTGAGTGTAACTTACAGCATTAGAGGCTATTATACCAGATGCAGCATCTGTTACTTCAAAAGAATCTCTAATTACATTTGAAATTGTGTATGTAGCATTAGTACCACCACCTGTAAATGTAGCGACTATCTGATCACCATCCTGTAACCCATGATCTTCGTGAGTTATAACTATATTATCTCTATTATATTCAATAGTTTGTGAATTATTACCTGTTCCTGTAAGATTTATAGCAGTACCTGCGTTAGCATTAACTGTACTAGTAGCAAGTTTAAATGTATCCTTATCAACTTTAATAATATAATAAGTAGTATTATCAGTTAAACCTGCTAATGCAGTACCACCTCCATCTTGATAAACAACAGCTTCAGCTGTAGTAAAAGGGTGAGCATCCCATGTTATAGTATCATCACCTGTACTTACCTTTGTAGTTAGAATTACTTCTTGACCACCTCTAGTATAAGTACCTGTTTTGGAACCACTAACTCCTCTAGTATAAATACAATCTGACTGTGTTATATTCTCTGCAACATTTTTTACCTTAAATTTTAAGTAGTAATCATCTTGGTCTTCACCACTATTAACTACTTTAACAACGAAACCGTGTCTACAAGTTTTAGGTAGATCGTCTGGAGCGTTAGCTTCATTTGTAATTATATCCATCAACTGAGTTTCAGTTGTGGTTACATTGAAATCAGTATTACGATGTAAATGTAAACCATTACCTGTTTTAGTTGTTTGTAAATTAGTACTATATATATTATCAATAGAATTCTTCATATCAGCTATAACGGTTTCAGCTGATACATTCTCATAGGAGTTTGAAGAACTTGGAGTTGGTCGTACTAAAGCTATATTAGCTCTTGCTTCGATCTCTACATGAGATTTTATTTCGATCTGAGTTTCTACTAATTTTTCTGATACATGATTATGGGTATCACCTGTCTTCCAACCTTCTCCACCGAATTGTAATTGAGCATGAGGTTGATAAGAATCGTCATAGTTATTGCTACTTGCACCAGCTTGGGGTATAGGAGTACAACGACAGTCCATCTCATATCTCAAGTTACTTCTACCAACTCCACCTCTAGCAACTGGAACTCCTATATCAGTATCTGTAGGTCCAACTACATATCTACCTGCCCCATTACATTTACCATCATTTACATAACTTCCGTTATGAGTTGTAACGTCTACATCTGGCTTTGCTTCTATAGAAGTAGCTCTATTATAAGTTACAGTAGAATGATCAGTAGGATCGAATATATCAAGAGCATATTGCTTACCATAACTGATAGTTCTTAAAGCTATATAAGCTTCCTTTTCTTGTGGTTTAGATTTACTAGCAGTGTCAGTCTTCATTGCAACAGTTTTAGTTCTGTTACAGAAGAAGGTAGCTTCATTAATAGTTAGTGGTTGTATCTCATTACTATTTGAGTGGATTAAATAAGTAGCTAAATTAGTTCCATCTATATTAGCGTAATCAACAGGAATCTCTGCACCATCGCTACATCTCCATACCTTAACAGCACCTGTTGTAGCTACTTGTCCTATATATTGTTCATCTTCTTGTGAATATATAGAAAACCATTTACCATTAGCTGCTGGAGTAATGACAGACACTAAATCAGATCCAGGTCTTTTTATACATCCACGTACAACATCAGGTAAAGCATTCTTTAAATCAACTACTTGACCAGGAGATTTTAATTCATCTGGTAGCTCAGATATACCTGATTTATAGTTGTTAATTTGTTGTGTAATACTAGCCATTAACGTCTCAAAGCTCTATAGGGTTTATAAGATTGATAAGCTGAATCATCTGGCCATCCAAAGAATGAATGATCTCCCTGATTACATTCGTATTCAAGGCATGCAGCTCTTGCTTGGATCTCGAAAGTACTTAACATTTGTTGCAGTTCTGAGTTAGCAACAAGTTGTACAGCTGCTCTACCTGCAGCTTTATAAGTTATATACCTTTGGAAACAACTTGGTATATCTTCAAACGGTAATAAACGTACAACATTGAAATAGAAATATTCATCATCTGGGAATTGGAAGGTATGATTTACCTTATCATATATCTTCCATTTACTATCTGCAGGATCTCTGCGCCTTACAAAGTCACGAGTCCTATCCCATTCATCATCTCTATCCATACGGATTATATTGGATGCTATAACAAATTCGTTATTAGAATCTCTATTAAATTTTATATGATTTTCTTTATTAAATATCCATTCTTCATTTTGTACATCTTGGTTACTTTCCTTTAAAAGATTATAGACAAATGCTATCTCAGGGTTATCGTAATCTAATGTTGATATAGGAGCTTGACCAATACTACCCAAGATCGTATTAACTGCGGATAGTTCTGTATCGATGTCAACTGTTGTGGGAGTAGAAGTCATAGGTATAAATATTTGTGAATAAAAAAAAGGGAGATACGGAGACCCCCCTTTATTGTCTTAGTTATACTGAGCTGTAACTACAGCACAAGTGTCAAGTACACCTGAACCGCCTACAGTAGAATAAGCTAATCTTAAGTTTTGAGTTGTGGAAGCAACCGCTGAAGGGGTTCCTGATCCACTAGTATCTGAAGGTGAGATACGGGTTTGAGTACCCTTGCATATCCCAGCTCCAGCTACTGCTGTTGGTACTGCCATAGTATTATATTGTTAAGAAACTGTACCTAGAAGTGCACTGTTAGAATGCTGCCTTCCGTACTCTAAAGGAGTAGCGGGGTTTTTCGTAACTGAACTCTTTACTTTTCCAATACCACTATAATCTGCAGAAGCATGGTAGTTACCTTTTGTTCTGGTTATAGTCTGTGAAATTCCAGGTTTAAGAGACATGATTATGAACGAGCAGAGGTCAATTCAATAGCACCTGCAGGGTTAAGTGTACCTACACCCATAGCAAGACGCCCAACCATTACATCTCCTTGGTATAAAACTGATACGTCTCCACCTGTTACTTGAACTTGTGGTCCAACGGCTTCAACAATACCTGCAGCATCACGCTGATAGATTAATCCACAGTGAGTAGAGAAATCACCATTGTATGTGTTGTTCTCACCAGACACAGAGTTAACTGTACCTGCAAGGAAAGGTAGGTTGTTAGAACGCTTGATTGATATACCAGCTATTTCTACTAGACCTTCACCAGAGTTAAGGTTACCTTGTGAGTTACCATAGTCTCTGTTTAAGATGTTAGAAGATACCTGAGATACAAGAGCATAGTACTGACGTGGGTTTAGTACTGCTGTACGTCCAGTCTTAGGTAGATTCTTTTCATCGAGAACCGCTGCGGCTTCAAAGAAAGCATCTACTAATGCTTGTGCATTGTACTCCTTAGTCACACCAAGTTCGATGGTTGTACCACCTGGCTCTGGTCCTGGAGATGCAGTGATAGGATGAGCTTCACGTGCTGCTAGAGCAATCGTTCTGAAGACTTTCTTATCATATGCTTCGGCCAGTGCATGACCAATCTTCTTAGAGATTTCAGATCTCAAAGAGTAATGTGCAAGTGTTTCATCTAAATCATAAACGAACGCAGAGCTGATTAGAAGGTCATCACATTGGATGGTCTTCTCAGCTACTGGAGGATCGCCTGATCCTAGGATTGGCTCACCTGGAGTATGGTAAGCTGCTTGCATACGTCCCGTGAAGATGAACTGTAATGATTTACCGTTCTTTAGGGTACGTCTTTGCACGGTATCACGTGCGATAGTTGCTGACTCATAAGCTTTGAATAGCTCACCTGAGAACAGCTTCAAATAAGTTGCGTACTTGGTATCATACGCCTGAGATCCAGCGGTATTAGAGACCGCCTTATTCAAGGCACCGAGTACTGACTGTGTGGCGTTAGCCATGTTTAGTACGAGAGTTGTATAGTTTACTGACTCTCAACGTTGAGAAAATTTTTTTGAAATATATGTGTGGTCTATCCCACCGTCTAGACAGCTTAAGGGTATCCTCGTAAGGGCCAAAAGCCAATGAAAGAGAGGTCCGACTCTGAGGTGCCTCTCCTCCTACGCTATTTAGAAACGTAATACTTCTAGGTATGAACCTTCGTTAAGCTTAGTATCATTTGCATGGTTTGCTCTCTGTCCAATTTGGATAGCGAGTGTACCAGCAGTAGCACCAGCTTCTACGAAACCGTCTATATAAGTATAGTAATCACCATCAGCTGCAGTAATTGCAACTTCTGCTGTACCAGTTCCAGCTACATCAAGGTAACCTGTTTCTGATACTTCACCAGAAATAGTATCTTCACTAACTCTGCGAATAGCTCTGTAAGCAGTGCTAGAAGCAGGAGTTGTGATCTTGTACTTCATGTCACCATCAAGGTAAGAGAAGTCAAGCTTTGCTCTGAATAGTACACGCTCATACTTGCCAAGCGAGAAGCTTAGAGGTGTGCGATAAGTCGTACCATCTTCACCAGCACCATGAGCAACACCACCATAAGTAGCATTGTCAATGATGTAAGCATCAGTTATAATACCTGCGGTTTGCCAATCAGCATTGCTATAATGAACAACACCAGCAGATTCGTTAGCATAAAAAGCCATGGTTTTAAATGTTATAGATTAATTGAAACCCCCGTAGTTCCGCTACAGGGGCATGATAGTTTTATGTGGTTACGCACATAGGTTTAAAACTTATACTTAGCGCCTATCTTAGTGCCGTATGTATTGTCAGCATCTTCCTGTTGAGCGAAAGATAATTCACCATAGATATCTAATTTCTCAGTAGCAGCAATAGATAGTCCGCCTTTGCCTGAAAGATTAGTATCAGCATCTCCTGCATCTACGTCAGAGAAAGCTGGACCACCTTGGATGTAGTATCCAAGTTGTCCTACATCGCCTTCATATCCAATATGTAGATCAGTAGTTCTAGAAGTATAATCGTTCCCAGTATAAGATGCGTTTGACTCAGCGTTTATATAGACGCCAGCCATTGCAGGTGTAGCCAGGGCTGATGTTACAGTCAGTGCTGCAAGTGCAATTGTTTTCATGTTAATAAATTAAATGTTTTTTGTGTAAGTTACACCACGATACTTTAGTTTTACAGACATTGTAAATCTCCAGTACCACAACCCCGTTCCATGCTGTGGTTTCATGCGTCCTAATTAAAGGATGAACGGACGTGGTGTTTTATTTTTTAGGAGGTCTTCCTTTTTTAGTACCATAGGTACCTTTACCTTTAGGCATATTCAGACTCCGTTGTTGCCGCTAAGTCTAGCGGGAAATTGTGTGCATTTCTTTCATGCATTACTTCCATACCTAAGTTAGCACGGTTAAGTACGTCTGCCCAAGTAGGGATAACCTTACCACTTGAATCTACTATGGATTGATTGCCATAGTGGAGACTCCCATACTGGTGAGCCATATGCAAGTGACTGGCCAAACAGCAAGAAAGAAATGTAAAGCACGAGAATTGTTAAAGCTCGCATATTGAAAAATTAACCTACCGAAGTAGCCATGAGCTGCAACGATGTTATATGTCTCTTCTTCTTGGCCAAATTTATAGCCATAATTCTGCGACTCTGTTTCAGTTGTTTCACGAATGAGTGAGGAAGTAACAAGACTTCCGTGCATAGCAGAGAATAAAGCTCCACCGAATACCCCTGCAACACCGAGCATGTGGAAAGGATGCATGAGGATATTATGTTCTGCCTGAAACACAAACATGAAATTGAAAGTGCCTGAAATACCAAGAGGCATACCATCGCTAAAGCTCCCTTGTCCAAATGGGTACACTAGAAAGACAGCAAAGGCTGCAGACACTGGTGCTGAGTAAGCTATTGGAATCCACGGTCGAGCTCCTAGTCTATAACTAAGTTCCCATTGTCGTCCCATGTATGCTGATGCACCGATGAGAAAGTGGAATACAATAAGTTGATATGGTCCTCCGTTATACAACCACTCGTCGATGGTTGCAGCTTCCCAGATTGGGTAGAAGTGAAGACCGATTGCGTTGCTTGACGGGACGATAGCTCCCGAGATGATGTTGTTTCCATAGAGTAGAGATCCGGCTACGGGTTCCCGTATGCCATCGATGTCAACTGGAGGAGCCGCAATAAACGCAATGATAAATGCAGTTGTTGCTGTTAATAGTGCAGGGATCATAAGGACACCGAACCAACCAACGTAAAGTCGGTTGTCGGTACTTGTTGTCCAGTCACAAAAACGCTCCCAGTTGTTAGTTGGTTTTGTTAATGTTACTGTTGCCATTTAAAAAATGCCAGGGATAATTTGTCCAGTTATTATGTATGAACCAAGAGCAGCAACGAAACCTAGCATAGCTAGTTGACCATTTACACGTTCAGCGTTATCAAAATAATCTTGTTCGATTACTTGTGCTTGTGCTTCGGTTGCGAATCTGTTTTGTCTTCCGCCTTGTTCAGTTGTAGTTGTCATTAATAAAATAAATAAAAGTGCATAGTGGCAGAGTACGATCT